CACCACGGAATCTTACGCTTGGATTCCTTGGGTGCTGGCGGCGGCATGGCGATCGTCATAGCCTCGATGATCCGCTTGATTTCTATATCCTGGAGGGGCGGCGGGGGTGGGAGCACAATCTCATTCTGGTCCTCACGGACGTAAATTCTCAGGACGAATGCATTTGCGTTCCACCCCCGGAAGTTCAGGGCGGCCCCAGACTTGTCTACCCACCGGACGGTCAGACGTTGGAGGGACGCTATGGGCTCCGGGTACTCTACACTGACCCGGTAGTCCTTGTTCTCATGGAAATTCTTGATGCATCCTGAATTTACATCTAAAATTACAGGAGCAAAGTTCCGATTGGCGTTCGAGCCACTGATGGTCCCGGTCGTACCCTGGAGGGACCCCGTGTCGACGTGGCTCGGCGTCCGGAGTTCGTCAATGTCGAGGAAGATGTAATCATTCAGACTGAGGTCAACCAGGGTCGTGGACTTTTGGATGTACTTTGTGGCATAGGTTGGATCTGTAGTACCGGCTAGAGCAGAGGTATAGGTCGTCCCACTGTCCAGACCCAAGAGTAGGGCCAGCTCTGAACTTTGAATTTTAAGAGTAAATTGAGTGACTGATGAAAAAATAAAGTGACCTTCGGCCGGGAGGTACTCGGCAGTCACAAGTCCTGTATTGGTTATGGCCTGGGCCAGAGTATATACGGAGTAAAAGCCTGGATTGATCGATGAATTTGTTCCTGAAATTACAAGAACGTTCGACCCGTCTGTCAGGTTGTACATGGTGTTGGGAACTCGAGCACTGACCAGATCGACCCGTTCAATATTCTTGATCGGTCTGGTAAGGTGGAGGGTATAGGACGAGCCCGTGGGGTACAGGTCCTTGTCTCGATTGACTGAATCGGCGAAGAGCAGACGCGTAGTCATTAATTTAGGTTGGGAATTTAAGGCGGCCGAGTTTTCCCAAAAGCTAAAAAGGGTACGGGGGTCATGGACGGTCACTCGGTCGTATAGGTTGTTTTCTCAAGGCACCACACCCCTCTTAGGAAACAAGAAATAACAATAACTTAAAACTCATATCCCCCTAGACCCCTTTTAGCTTTTGGGAAAGAAAAGTTAAAAACATCAGGGCACATAATAGTAATGGTATGCGAAGTTCCCATGTGTGGTAAACCCGACTGCGAGCCTTCAGGTCTGTGTCGAGTTCACATCATGGACCTCTCAGAGGACGATCCTAGACTTGGTCCGCTCTTGACCTTTTCTCTAAAACCTCAGGAGGGAGGTCCAGGGTCAGGAGGTCTGAGAAAATTTTCCATGTATACTGACAAGTATGGTGACGATCAAGTGCGAGAGCTGTGGGAAGGAGTTCAGCGACCCGTTGTATATGTCGAAGGCGCAGTACCGACTCGATGCTCATAAAAATGGTCGTAAAAATCCATGCACGTCCGATACATACGTCATCACGCGCAAAGTGACGTTCGTACCACCCGACATTGAGTCACTGGATCTAAACGGACTCGTTGAATCCCTGAACCCGCACCTCAGGAGACGTGCCGCACTCAGTTTCATATTCAGTGTGATTAATGATAAGAACAAGTTTGCCGTCTGGCCTAATAAAAACCTTTATGAAGTGGTGTTCCGGTCGGAGGGCCGGGCGCAGTGGGTCACGCCTGGTCAGTTTATGTTGATATTTTGGCACGAAATTCTTCAGAAACAGGTGGTTCCTTTGCTGAAGAGGGACTGGGACGGGTACGATGAATTTTACAAGTACACGAAGGAAAATACGCCATGGGAGTTTCTGGAGACTGAAAAGTTTCACATGGGTATGGTCAACGCCTTTTTGCGTTCGGAACTATACAAGGACCTCAAGTCGGCGGTGACGAGTCATTTGAAGAACGTCACTCGGGCCGAGAGAATGGAAATTACTCATAATATGGGTCACATGGATGCTGGATTGGCGTTGTACATGGCGACTACGGGCGACAGGACTATGGAGAGGCCGGCGCCAAATAAGGAGAGGCCTGTGAAGGCGCACGGCCCTGAAGAGAAGCTAACGGCGCCATGGGACTAAACCTGAGAAAGCATACCATCGGCTCGAGATCCCGATGGTGCGGTTACGGGTGCCGTCGTAGGATCGTCCGGCCACTGGACCTGCGTCGGATCCGTAAAGTCTTCGGGAATGTCGCGAAGGGCCTGTCTGTAGTCGGCCCAGGCCGCCTTCTTCTCATCGGACAAGTGCGAATCTGCCAGCTGCGTCCAGTCGCATGCGCTGAGAAGCTGCTGACGGCGCTCACGAACCTGTACCCACTGTTTGTCCGCCACCTTGACTGGATCGGCCACTATGCTGATGGATCCGTCGGTGGCCTTGACCGCCTTGGCCGTTGTGTAATCCACGCCGTCTGGAACCGGTACGCGAACACAATGATCGTTGATGTCGCCCGGAATGCCACCGGACGTGTAGTAATAGTAATAGACGTCAAGAGTCTCGGAATCGACCAAGGCCATCAACGACATTTTACTTTAAGATTGCACGAGATTTTTAAATAATGAAGTTTGTGATAGACGACTTGATCATAGAAGAGAGACCCACGGGGAATGAATTTTATGGGGAATATGTATGGCCGGCCGGTCTGGCAATGTGTGAATTTTTGAAACGAAATCCAGAACTCGTGAAGGGCAAGCGGGTTTTGGAACTCGGGTCGGGGACGGGGATCGTGGGACTCTACGCCGCCAAACTGGGCGCCAAGCACGTGACCCTCACAGACTTTATCGATTGGAATATTTTGAATATTAAAACAAATTTAAAAGAAAATAGACTCGAGGGGGTGGCCGAGCCTCGGTGGTTTCAATGGGGAACTAATTTAGGAGAAAATTGGGACGTCATCATTGGCAGTGACGTCACATACCCGACCATGGACTTTCCTGCCCTCGTGAAAGCCATCAAGACCCATCTGAAACCAGGTGGGCGATGTATTCTGACTCACCAACAAAGAGAAAATTTTAATTTCAATTCAAAATTCAAAGAAATTGAGTCTCATGAGATGGGTGATATCAATTCATTTTCAAAATTGGTGAAGGATAATTGTAAATTTTCAAAAATCCAGATTATCGAAATGGAGGTCCGGTGATCCACGTGACCAATGAGCGCCGCGCACCCTTTGTGACGGGTGTGACCCGGTGGCGCAGGTAACTCGGGAAGATGATCATGGTTCCCTGCTCCTTTTCAGCGATGACCGTGCGATCACCATCCAGTGAAAACTGAAGCTCACCCCCTTCGTACTCACTCGGATCTGATAATTGTATGGAGATGCTTAATTTTCGACCACAATTGAGAGGCCCTTCACCGACATCAAAGTGCCAATCGTACCGACCCTGGTACGACTCGTCGTACTCCGTGTACTGTAGGTTCTCCTGGAGGCTCGTGATGTCGAAATTGAAAAACTCGCGGTTACACTGACCCACGAGGCTCATGATCTTCTGGTAGACGGGCTCCCAGTAGGTCGTTTTAGGAACCCAGTAGATTTGGCTCTTGCGAACTTCCGAGTTCTTCCCATCCTCTGTGAGCCCCGGAGCCAGGTCAAAGTTGGCCTTGCGAAGCGCTGTACACTCATCGACCGTAAAGGCGTTCGCGAACCGGTAGTACTTGATGAGGTTTGGGTTATGACGTGCGAAGATGAACTGGAGCGGCGCTTCTGGGGTGGATGTTTTGGTTCCAAAATCATGAACATAGTCCCTGTAAGGTCCCTCGGCGTCCACATAGTGCAGGAACACCTGAATGTACTCGTCGCCCTTGAATTCTTTTCGCGAATGTTCGATATCGCACCCGCGGTACAGACACGCGTCGCCCGGCTGCAGGTCAAGAGACCTGGGCCCCATGTAGATAGGCCACTTGTGCGTCTGACTCAGGTTCAGGGTCACAGAGTATTCACATGACGGCCGGTCCTTGTGAGGCGCCAACGTGTTCCCTTTGCGGTACACGCGGCAGTACGAGTATGTAGGCTTGAGCTTCTTGCCAGCAGCCTCGGAGACCTTCTCACACAAGAGGCCGAGGAGGGTGTTGCAGACGGGAAGACCGTAATGAGCGGCGCTATTCGGAACTTGCGGATCGGGTTTCCCCTCGGGCTCGTTTCGGATGCGCTCGGCAATCTTGGCGGACTCGACGGGATCGACGAGCCCCTTGAGAACTTTATAAAGCCCTCGCATTAGATATTTTGAGATTCAAAGCTTTAAAAGACGGTGACGCGGACACGACCGGAGGCGCCGATTCCACCAGGTGCCGCACCTCCTCCTCCTGGTATCACTCCAGCACCACCCGGTCCCGAACCACCTGATCCTCCGTAAACGGATGTTCCACCAGCACCGGAAAAAGCACCTCCACCACCTCCTCCATAGACTGATGAGCCTCCTGCACCGGAAGAAGCACCTCCACCACCTCCATATATATTTCCGTTTATCAATGGGGAAGGCCCACCAGTGCCACCACCCTGAGCACCTGCAGTGACACCAGGACCTCCCTGACCCGCCATTCCACCGCCGCCGCCAGACACCGAGAGCCCCGCCCCAGCACCACCATATCCGGTAATCGTTCCTGTTCCATAAGGACCGAATGTTGAAATAACACCCTGAACAGGGGCGCCGCCGCCGCCGCCAACTACAACCGCCACGGTTGGTGAAACTGATGAAAAAGGCAAGATGTTCGACGTGTATCCTCCACCACCGCCGCCCGCGGTCGGGCCGCCACCCCCACCCCCTCCCCAACACTCGACTTGAACTTGCGAACCTGCCAAAGGTTTGACCCACGTGAATGATCCACCGACGGCTACGGGATTCGATGCGGGATCGGCGACCCAAGGTCCGTTGAACGTCTGCACATTCGATTGAAACGAATTGGGCGTGGAGAGCCCAGCTCCTGAACCCGAAAAGATGGCGCCTGATATGGTCGCCGCTTTGTAGTCTAAAGTTTCAGACATGCTCTACTACCTAAAAAGAAGTTATTCGGACGTATCCAGCTGCACCGGCGCCTCCTGATGACGTGGGTACGGGAGTGCCTCCACCTCCTCCCCCAGCGCCGCCACCCCCTGGAAAAACTCCCTTGCCTCCAGGGGCGTTCACGCCAGGTGCCGATGATGACCCACCTGGACCTCCAAAAACAGAAGCGCCACCTACAATCCCACCAGTTGGAGAGCCGGACGCGCCTCCACCGCCCCCCCACACGGATGTTCCACCCGCCGCCCCAGCGAACGAGGCGCCGCCGCCACCCCCAAAAAATGTACCGCTGCTCTGCGCCGCGCCCGCGGCCTGCGTCCCCCCGGCGTCCATAGCCCCCCCCGCACCTCCCGTTGTTTGTGTGGGCGCTGCCGCCCCGCCATAAGCGACACAATAAGTTCCAACAGACGATGGACCGCCCGGGCCGCCAACAGTACCCGCCCCTGGACCACCCGCGCCGCCAGTTCCGACCGCAACAGGCGCTGGACCGGGTACAGCTGAACCGGGAAGCCATCGCTGAACATACGCCCCCCCGCCCCCACCCGCGCCGCCACCAGCAGGTCCCAAAGGCCCGCCTGCGCCACCGCCGCCACTACCCCAACACTCGATGACGACTATATTGGACTGCGCAGGTTTCGTCCAGGTTCCTGGACTCGTGAACGTCTGGACGTTCGCAGACGCTGGAAACAGACCCGAAATTTGATTGGTTCCGGTGAATGAAGTTGCGCTGAGTGTCGTCGTCGCTGGATAGTAATACGTTTCGGCCATTCTACTTTAGGTTTAGAAAACAAAGACGCGAACCTGACCCGCGCCTCCTACGGCGCCAAGTTGATTTACGTTCTTTGCAGCGCCACCGCCTCCGCCACCTGGTGGCGTCCCTGGGACGGGGGCAATTAACGGACTCTGTTGCCCACTAGCGCCACCTGCGCCGCCAAAAACCGAAACACCACCGGGGGTTATTTTCGTGCCGCCGCCACCGCCGCCGCCGCCATAGACTGACGTACCCCCCGCCGGCTCGGCGCCTAATCCGCCGCCGCCGCCGCCCCCGAAGATAGTTCCGTTTATAGTTGTAGGTGCGGGACTCCCAGTACCTCCCCCCTGGGCACCGGCTGCGGCAGCCGGACCTCCCGCCCCAGACATGCCACCGCCACCCCCACCCGGGCCTATAGTAGTGAGGCTTCCAGGGCCACCGGCTCCACCATATCCAGTAATAGTCGCTCCCGGTGGACCTATAGGACCCAGTGATGAATTACCTCCTGCGCCGCCATCCAAGCCCGCCGCCGGCCCAGCGAGCCCCCCCGCTCCGACAATAACCTGAACCTGTGGATTAAATTGACTAAGCGGTAAAACAACATAATTGAATCCTCCACCGCCACCGCCGCCGCCAAAGCCGCCGCCGCTGCTCACAGATCCGGCTCCACCCCCTCCACCCCCTCCGATAACTTCGATCCTAACAAAGGTTCCAAATGCCGGTTTCTGCCAACCCGTCGGACCTGCAGGAAAGGTTCCGGCCGTGCTGAACGTCTGGACGTTCGAGACGCCAGTGACTGCGCCGACGTCAGTAATCGTCCCTGAGCTTCCGACGTACGTGGCGTCCGTCAAATTTTTATTGGTGTAAATAGTCTCCGAAGCCATACTATAACTTGTTAAAATATGGGGCCAATCTTAACTCGGGCAC